TAATGAGTAAGAAAAAAGTACCTACTCTTAAACCTAAAAAACCTTTAAAAGGTAAAGGAGGAAGCGGGATGGGCGATGTCATAGCAGTGGACAAAGAAATACGCTATGGCAAGAAAGTTTCTCCTTCTGAAAAAAAAGCTGTTGAAGAAGCCAAGAAAAAGGCAACAAAAAAAGAAATAAAAAAAGGTTACAAAGATACTGCACACTATGATGCTGCTGATTATAAATTAGGTGGGCCTCTTAAATATGCCGTGGGTGGTCCTGTTAAACCAGCGTGGATGAGAAACAGGTAGGGAACTGATATGGCAGTTGCAACTTCATCAGATTTTGACAGTACCTTCTTTATAGACGAGGTAATAGAAGAAGCATATGCCATGATAGGTGGTGAAGCTGAACTGGCCAACGATGCGATAACTGCACGAAGATCTCTTAATCTTCTTCTCACTGACTGGCAGAATAGAGGGGTTCTTCTCTGGGGAACAGACCTAGCCACCACCACACTAACTTCTGGGACTGCTGCTTATACTCTAGATGCAGATACCATAGATGTTCTCTCTGGGTATATTCGCCTCTCTTCTAATTCTAACGATTTTCAGATGACTCGCATAGGCTACGAAGAATACGAAGGAATAACAAACAAAGCCACCAGTGGAAGACCCACACAGTTTGCCACTCTGAAGGGAAGAGAAACAGTCTCTGTTCATTTCTTTCCTACTCCTGACTCAGCAGATACTTATACCTTTAGAAACTATAGAATGAAACGTCTCAAGGATGTCAATAAGAGCGCCTTGGAAAATGCAGATGTACCCTTTAGATTTCTTCCCTGTTTAACAGCAGGTCTTGCCTACTATCTTAGTTTTAAAAGAGCTAATATTCCTGCAGAGCGCATAACTATGCTCCAGGCTAATTACGAAGCACTTCTTAAAAATGCACTAGATTCTGATAAAGAAAGAGTGAACCTCTTTATAACTCCTCAATTACAGGTGGTATAGATTATGGCTAAACCAAAAGGACTATATGCAAATATAAATGCAAGAAAGAAAAAAGGTACTAGCAGGTCTAAAAAGAAAAGTACTATTACACCTGAAGCCTATGCTAATATGAAAGCCGGGTTTCCTAATAAGAAGAAGAAGAGAAGTGGCGCAAAAAAGAAAGGGTAAGCCCACCAATGTTAAAACTTTTGCAAGGAGGAAGAAATAGATATGGCGGCAAAGAAAAATAAAAAATTAACTTCTCGTCAATTAGCTACACTTAAAAAGCATAGTAAGCATCACACTGCTAAACATATGAAAGTTATGATTAAGGATATGGAAGCAGGTAAATCATTTACTCAATCACACAAAGATGCTATGAAAAAAGTAGGAAAGTAATGTCTATAAAAAAAGGTAGCATGAAGGGTCATACCATCAAAGGAGGTCAGAAGAGACCTACCAAATCTGGTGCGGGTATGACCAAGAAAGGTGTGGCAAAGTACAGAAGAGATAATCCCGGTAGTAAACTAAAGACAGCGGTGACGGGTAATGTTAAAAAGGGAAGCAAAGCTTCCAAGAGACGTAAGAGCTACTGTGCAAGATCAGCAGGACAGATGAAGAAGTTTCCCAAAGCTGCAAAGAATCCTAACTCAAGACTTAGACAAGCTAGGAAAAGGTGGAAGTGTTAAATGCAAAAAGGATTTTTTATAAGCGATAGATCAGGTTTTCGCTTTCGACTTGATCAGAGAACCAAAGAACCAGGAACAGGTTTTATCGTTGCCAAGAGCGAAAGCGATGGAATTTATAATCTTGTAACAGACCCACTTAATAAGGTAAAATTCTACAGAGACAAAGAAACTATCAAGGACGCAAGACCTCCTTCTAACGCTGATAGAAATCAAAGTTGGAGTGCAGTGACAACAGAGTGGGGAGAAGAAACTACTCAGTGGAACTTTATTTAAAGGAGAAAAGAAATGCCCAGAGCCTACTTTAATGCAAAGAAAGATGAAAAAAAACCATCCTCAAAAAAGAAGAAGAAAGCTCCTTCACGCAAACGTCAAGGGTACAAGGATAGAGAAGACGAAAGTCTAGGAATGCGTAGAGGAAAAGCTTCAAAGAAAAAACAAAGTTACAAAGACAGGCGTGATGAAGCGCAGGGAGCGCGTAAGAAAAAGAGCAGTAAGAAAGAAAAGAGAAGTCCCGTATACGGTTTGAAAAGGAAAAGCCGTAAGAAATAAATACTAAAGGAACAATTTTATGGCAAATTTAACCAATGCCAAAATAGCAAATACCTTTAAGGACCTCTTACAGGTAAATGCTGCTACTTCTAATTCTGGCATAGATGACACAGTGAGGCAGGTACAAGACGGTGGTGGGACTGCTGGTCCTTTTGGCTTGAGTAATACTAGACTAGATGTAACTGGTCAATTTGCCTTAAATGGAACAGTACTCACTGCCACCGCTAGTCAGCTTAATGATCTTGTTCTTGGAAGTGGTATCACTGCTCTTACCACTGAAGATGATACCATACTTATTACACGGGGTGGTGTATCAGTTTCTACTGCCACAGCCAGTGCCACAGTTAAAGTAAATCCTGAACTTGACATTACCCGTGTCATAGCAGGTACAGGTAATTTTACCACTAAAGTTTGTGCTGCTGCTGCTCTTTTTACAGGACAGGTAAGTGGAACAGGAGCTACGTTTAGTTCTAACGTCACAGCAACAGCATACTTTGGAGATGGTTCTAATTTAACAAATATTGTTACAGATACTTCTGTTGTTGCTTTTACAATTAATCGTTTAACTGTTGTTAGCCATGCAGCTATAACTTCTGCTACTTTTACAAATGCTATTATTGCTGATGACGGGGTAAAAGTAGACAACATCACCATAGACGGAACAGAGATTGATCTTTCTTCAGGTAGTCTTACTTTAGACGTAGCAGCAGATATTGTTCTAGACGCTGCAGGTGAAGAAGTTATTTTTAAAGATGGAGCTACAAACATAGGTCATATCAGTATGGCCAGTGACAACTTGACTATTAAATCTTTGGTGGGAGACAAAGATGTTGTTATTCAAGGTGTAGATGATTCTTCTAATATCACGGCTCTTACTCTGGATATGTCAGATGCAGGTACTGCTGATTTTAACCATGATGTAAAACTAAAATCAGACAGTGCAGAATTAACCTTTGGTGCAGATAGTGAAATTAAATTTATACACGTTGCTGATTCAGGTCTTAATTTTAAACATGCTGACACGGGAGATGACAAATTTCCCACCATGGTTTTTCAAACAGGTGACACAGATATAGCTGCTGCTGATAAGTTAGGGGTTATTAACTTTCAAGCTCCTGATGAGGCAGCAGGTACAGATGCTATTCTTGTAGCAGCAGGTATAGAAGCAGTATCAGAAGGAGATTTTGCTGCTGATAATAATGCAACTAAGCTTTCATTTAAAACAGGTGCCTCTGAAGCGGCTACAGAAAAAGTAGCTATTAGTTCTGACGGTAATCTTAATATTCCTAATGACTCAGGAAAGATTCAACTAGGAGCAAGTGCTGACCTTCAGATTTTTCACGACGGTGCTAATAGTCAGATTGTTGACAATGGAACAGGTAATTTAAAACTTCAAGGAAGTCAAGTTGATATTGTTGGTTCTGGTGAAACCATGGCAACTTTTGTAGATGATGGAGCAGCTACACTTTTCCACGATAATTCTTCAAAGCTGGCCACAACTGCCACAGGTATTGCTGTAACGGGAGTAGTAACTGCTACAGATGTTTTTGTAAGTGCTGTTGCTGTAGGTGTAGATAATCTTCTTGGAAAGAATTTACACATAGAAAAATCAGCAGTTGCTGATATTCAAGGCCTGACAGACGGTACAAATATTGCTGTAGATTTTAATGCTGGGCAAAACTTTACCGTAACATTGGGAGGTAATAGAACTCTTGACAACCCAACCAATTGTGTTGCAGGACAAGTGGGGAGTATATTTATTGTACAAGATGGAACAGGGTCTAGAACCCTTGCTTATGGAGGAAATTGGGATTTTACTGCTGGTACTGCTCCTACACTTTCCACAGATGCAAATGCAATTGATAGGTTAGATTATATTGTTCATACTTCTACCGATGTTCAAGCAGTTTTAACAAAGGCGTACTCATAAATGGTATTTAGTAATGGTCTTCTTTTTGGTGCAAGTGCTGAAGCCAGTGGTGGTGGAGGTGGTTTTGATACTGCTTTAATTCCTAATTCTATTCGGTTGAATGGAAGTGATGAAAGATTTAGTAGAAATACTAGTTCACCTAGCACAACAAAACTAATAATGGGTTGTTGGTTTCAACTAAATAAGATTCCTCTTTCAGCAAACCAAGGGTTAATGTTTCAAGGTAATCCTTCTGGATCAGGTTCTGATCAAGTAGGTCTTTTTTTTAGTTACGATAGTTCTCAAATTGAAATGGATTTGTACTTTTATTGTAACGGTAAAAGAGCATCTCCAAGAATGGCTTTTAGAGATGTAGGTTGGTATCATATTCTGGGCAGTTATGATTTAGGACAAAGCGGCACAGCAAAAGGTAAACTTTTTATCAATGGAATTGAAATTACAGATTACCAATCTGATTCAAGATCAACTTTTGGAACAAGTTTTAATAGTACTGCTACACAGCAAGTTGGTGGTATGGGAACTAGCTTTTTCCCCGGGTCTATAGCACAACCTGTGATGTTAGATGGACAATCTGTTCAAGATGGAGATGTGGCTATCACAGACTTTGTTGATGCCTTTACTTTTGGCACCAACGGTTCTCAGTTTGTTCCTAAAGCTAATGCAGATATAGGTGCTCTTGCCACCACTGCTGGAGGTAATTCATTCTGTCTAGATTTTGAAACCACTGGAGGAACAAGTGAAGCTAATCTTGGGTTAGATATTAGTGACAACAGTAATAACTTAACTCCTGATGGTATGGCGGCGTCTAACCAATCAACAAATACTCCTAGTAAAGTTTATGCCATGATGGACCCGTTAAAAACTAATGGCACAGACAGCTCAACCATTAATTTTAGTAATAATAATTTAACAGTTACAGGCAGTGGTGGCTCTGATGGAGGAACTTTTTCAACTTTGCCGCTTGCAACTTCTGGGACTACTGAGTTTCAAGCCACATTTAATAATGGTGATGGTGTGGTGGGTATTGCTTGTTATGATAATGGAGTAGCTGCTTCTAATCCATCAAATAATGTTGTTAATGGGTCATCTTCTCCTTATAATGCAGCTTATGGTTATAAAGAAGATGGAAATAAAGTAGTAGTTCTTTCTAGCGGAGCAACTACAAGTTCACAAGGAGATGCTCTTACAACTAATTCTGTAGTAACAGTTAGATATAATGCAGATGATAATGAAATTACATTTTTAAAAGATAATGTAGCTCAAGGCAGTGCAGTTTCAACTGTAGCAAATTTAACATATTATGCTTTTATAGCTAGAGAAAGTAATTATGATATTACTATGCATTTTGAAGAAGGAGATTTTCCACATACTATTGGATCAGGGAATAAAACACTAAATAGTGCAGATTTAGCTGCTCCTGATAAGCAAGGAATAGACTTTTTTAATACTGTGGCTTACACTGGAAACGGTGGAACCAAAGCTGTTACAGGCACAGGATTTCAACCTGATTTAGTAGCAATTAAAAGTAAGAGTGCCGCTTCTCCTAATGATTGGGG